TCCTATTTTTTTACTTATCCCACTAAATAAGAAATCCTCTTCTGCCGTAAATTTTAATTGAGCCTTTGCATCAGTACTGCCATGATGAACTAATATTCTGCTACAATTCATACCTTTCATATAAGAAATTAATTCTTTTCTTTGTATATGCCCTGTAAAGCTATTATATACATTAACTTCACATTTTATAGGAACGCTCTTACTTTCTATTGTTACAGATTTAGCACCTCTTTGAATTTTACCACCTAAAGTCCTTTCGGAACAATATCCTATAAAACATATGCAATCTTGCTTTCTAGGAAGAATATGTTTAGCATATGCAACAGAATGACCACCTGCCAACATACCTGAAGAAGATATTATAACACAAGGATTCTTCGTTTGTCTTGCCATCAATTCTGTTTTCTTATATTCATCAATAAATATGAAATTATCCCAAGACACTACTTCTTTCCAACGATTTAATAATTCTCCTTGTAGAGTCTTTTCGTATACTTTATTAATCTCATTTGTTAACCTTGAATCTACTATAACTTTAATATTTTTAAATTCTTCTTCGTCTTTAAAAGTATGATACAATAAATCCATTATAGACTGACTTCTGTCAAAACTAAAACAAGGTATAAGTATTCTATTTCCTTTATAAGTAACTTCTCTAATCTTATTAAGTAACTCTTCTACATCTTTTTCTACATCTTTTTTTGAAAACCCTCTGTCTCCATAAGTACTTTCAAAGATTGCGATATTTGCCTTAGAAACATTTCTTCTTTCATCACAATAAGGTTTATACTGTTGATTATAGCTAGAACCTAAATCAGATGAATAAAATATTTTTACTATTCGACCACTTGGCTTTTTAATAAATATCTCTAAGGAAGTGCTACCAAAACAATGGTTATTAGAAACAAACCTAAAAGATAAATTAGAATTAATTTTATGCATTACTTCCTTATCATATATTTTAATTTTATCTAAAATTCTAAATACATCAGATTCGTCATATAACATTTCGTATTTTTTACCTTTGTTATTCATACTTATTATGTTTCTTTTTTGTATAAAAGCCGAGTCAAGCAACATAGGACTTAATAGTTGAGCAGTTTCATAAGTAGTGACAACATTTCCATCAAACCCTCTTGTAATTCCACTAGGTATATTGGCAACATGATCAGCATGACAATGACATACAAATATATTATTTGCTAGATTAAAAGGTATGTTATCTACCATTTTTTTATTGGCATTAAAATCTTCTACCATTCTATTTGTTTGTATACTTCCACACTCTAACAGAATTAGGTCTCTTCCTCCGTTATCTAATGGATATTCTATGGCAAAACATGAACCTGTAACATCTTCTGTTGAGCCACCTAAAGAAGTAATAATTATTTTATTTTTATATTTTTTGTTATTAGCAAAATGATGCTTGAATTTTTTCTTTTCAACTATCATTAAATTTTCTTTTCTATTGTCCAATATATTTCCGTTTACATATTCAATTTTATTATTTGTATCCATTAAAAGGCTAGGCAAATCAAACGTATATCTATCTGTAGAGCCAACTATATGTTTGCCTACCTTTTTCCAAACCACATTCTTTACTATATCTATATCTTCAATATCTATTAAGATTTTTTCTTCTATCTCTTCTTGATAAATGTCGTATAGAACAATTTCTGCATAATCATTGTGGACTCTAATTTCATTGGGTTCATTTTCTGTTCTATCACTTGTTGTTATACAGAACCCAAATTCATTATATTCATTTAAATGTTTCTCGCATAACATCTTTTTATTTTTATGTTTTAACTCTCTTCCACAAACTTTACATACTAATTTGTTCATATAATTATCAACTCTTTCTTATTTATATTTATGCTACTTCAAAATCTGTAATATAATAATCGACAGTATTGTTTTTCTTTCTTTTCTTAGGGATAAACCCATATAAATATAACACCTCTCCCATTACAAACGGGCATTGATTATATAACTGCTTATCCATTTTAAATGTTTTTACATTTCCGCTATAGAAACAGAACAGTTCAATTTCAATATTATATTTAAAGATTTTTAAATCAGATATAAAACAAGCATTTTTATCCATTTGTTTATAAGCTACTTTGTTAAATCCACCTGTATATTCTATTTCGTTTTTTATTAATTCTATAACATCATCTTCTACATCTTCTAAAGATAATTCTACATCTCTTATGAATGAATGATAGTCCATATTTAAGACTTTAGCAGTCTCTTTAGTTGCATTTCTTTCTGCTAATTCCTTGTAAGTCATATATAATTCAATATCTTTAGTTTTAGACATCGTCTTTTTACTACCTTTATTTTTATATAATTTAAATACTTTGAAAAGTTTACTTATACAACCAAATTCAGAAAAATATCCTAATTTAATTAAAATTTCAAGACATCTATTGTCAATTTCTTTAGCATCAAATAATACATCTGTAAAGGTTTCGTATTTTTTACTTTGACTTAATTCATATAATATATTAGCTTTCTGTTCATTTAGATATTTAATAGAGCCGACACCTTTATATATTGTATTGGTTTCTTTATTGAAGAAATATTCTGCTTTAGAATACCCAAATTTAGGAGATTGTAATTTAATACCAAGTAACTTTGCTAATTTTTCTCCATTAACAAAGTCTTCATTATTGGCTGCATTATTTAAGTAGGCACAGGTAAATTCTAATGGATAATAATATCTTAAATAAGCACAATAATATCCTATCATAGAATATCCTGTCGCATGATTCTTACCAAACTGATAATTAGCTGAGTTTTCTATTATTTGTAAGAACTCTTGAGCTTCTTTTTCGGCTATATCTCTTGGTTTATTTGACTTAGAGCAATACCCCTCTAATATTTGTGGCATAGCCTTTTCTAACCTATCTTTTTGTTTTCTTCCTATCGCCCTTCTTATATTATCTGCATCTGACCCACTTAAACCACATATGTCTTGAAGAAACGCTATAGTATCTTCTTGAAAAACAAGATATCCATTATTTTGTTTTAATAAATTATCTATGATTTCAGATGGGTTTTTATTAGGGATTCTTGCAATTAAATTGTCTCTGTAACTTTCACCACTAGGACGAAGACTTGCATTAACTAGGTTCATGTCATTTATTCTATGAGGATTAAATTGTCTTAATAATTTATTAGCATAATCACTTTCAAATTGAAATATACCATAGGGATATTTAACCATGTCTTCCCATACATTATCATCATTAAAATCTATATTATATGACTTAGGATATGGAATATTTGCATATTCACAGCAATCTTTTATTATTCCAATATTTTTTAATCCTAAAATATCATATTTTACTAAAGATACTTCATGAACTTCTTCCATGTCAATTTGTAATATCTTCATTCCGTCCTTCCAAAACGTACCATAATTATCTGTCAAGGTTACTGGACTTGCTACAATACCCGCAGGATGAACTGATTGAGATACAACTGAATTTAAAATTCCATCAAAGTAATAAAATAACTCACTATATTTCAACCTTGTTTCTTCGGGATTTTCTTCATATTCTTCTTTTATTATCTTTACTTGGTCTAAAGAATATGGAGATTCTAAACCCTTGTCTTTATATTTTTTATCTAAGGCTCTGCCTATATCATCTATTGTCCCTTTATCTGATACAGTTCCTATAGATAATATATATGCCGTTTTTTCTTGTCCAAATCTGTTAATTATATAATTATAAACAAGCTCCCTTTGGTCAGGTGAGAAATCTACATCTATATCCCCAATTTCTAACCTATCTTCATTTGCAAATCTTGAGAATATAGTTCCCCATCTAATTGGGTCAACATCTGTAATACCTATTATATAAGCTAATGTACTTCCTCCGACCGACCCTCTGCAAGGGCAAGTCGGGATATTATTTTTTTCACACCACTCCATCATTTCGCTCATAAACAACATAAATGATATCATATTAAGTTTTTTAAATACTCTTAATTCTTCTTTTAAATTTTCCTTATACTTTTCATTGTTTCCATCAATTATTCCTCTATCTACTTTATCTTTATACATTTTTTCAATTCTATCTATTAAAGTTTTTTCATCATCTTTACTAAGTATAGGATATTTAAAAGACGTATCTAATTTAATTTCTTCACACATATCTGCTATTTTATTAGTATTTTCTATCGCTTCTAATATTACATCCATAGGTAAACAGTTTTGTTCTTTAAACATTTTTACTAATTCTTCATAGCTTTTAAATGTTAAATCAAAAGTGTCTTCATTAGAAAATGTTATATTTTTAGATAATTGTCTAATATATCTGCATTCAGCTTTATATTCATTTATACTATGTGTATCTGTTCCTACTATAAGAGGCTTGTTGTATTTTTTTGATAATTTATATAGTTTTCTATTAAATTCTTTTTGTTCTTCACAATTATGATATTGTATTTCAAAGAAGTCATAATGTTTTGCTAACTTATCATAATATGGGTTACCTTCGTCAAGTTTCTGTAAAGGACTCGCCAAACAGGCTGATGTTTTTATTATATTATCAGATATATTTAAAAATTCATCAAATGAGATTCTATTTTTATAATAT